AAAACTCACCTTTAATTTAGGGTCGACATTGAATATGCCAACTTCTCCACCACCTTATTTTTTTGAAACAAGGAAACTATAGTCTATACATCCATATTTTTGTATCTTCGTAAGTATTAAATATATCATTAAAAACTAAACCATCAATACTTCCTGATACTATATTATAATTTAAAAGACTACCACTTATATTACCCCAAGGTGTGTCATATAAAGTCAACTTGTAAGTTGTAGGTGTAACTCCTAAATTATATTTAGATGGGTACCCATTAAATGTGTAATCATCATTGTCGATAAAAACCAAAGTGTCCGATCTACTATCATCGTGAAAATCTGTGTTCAAAACTTTAGTTATAACCCAAGTCTGGCCTGCAATTGATAAAGTACTATCAACAAAAGTAGAGTCTGTTACTATTGGTGTAGGGTCCAAAGGTTGTTGTGGTTTTATATCTTGTTTATAACAAGACATTAACAGGGTCCCACTAAATAAAAATAAAAATAATTTCATCATACTAAACTTTCAATTTTGTTTCTAACTTGTTCACCTAAAGTAACTTCACTAACGTTAGTCAAGATTACGGACTCTTTCAAAATTTTATTAGGTATATGTACCAAGAATGTATTACCGTCAAAGTAGGATAAATCTTGACCTAAATTCAAAGCTCCGTCAACCATCTTCAAAAAGATTTTAAATTGTATTGGATCAACGAAAGATTCGGTAAGTAAGTTACCAAATTTATCATTGATAATTCTAATCGTGTGGTTGAATGTCGTTTTTATCATTTGTGTTTTATTTCTACAAATATAGAAATTTTTTTTGTTTAAAAAAACTATTTTAAAATTTTTTCAATAATAGAAGTTAATTCTTTGGTTTTTTTATTTTTTGGTAAATCTTCTTTTTTGAAATACCTACAACTAGTATGTTCGTGTCCATGGGACGCTTTATCTAAATTTGGTTCTTCCTTTTTTTTACTTTCTTTTAAGAAGACAAACATCATACCCGTTTTTACATTATTTTCATTAGAAGTGTGTATCATACCAACCAAATCAATATTAGTATCCACTTTAATATTTGTTTCTTCATAAAACTCTCTGATCGCTGTTTTTCCTGGTGATTCTCCGTTCTCCATACCACCGGCAGGTATTGACCAAATATTTGGTAATGTTTCTTCGGGTGATCGTTTACAAAGTAAAACCTCATCACCATATTTTAAAATTATACCAGAACTTTTTCTAAACTTTTTCATTGATATTTATAAATATGAAATTAAAAATAAATGACAATCTTTTTAATATAAAAAGTGTTTTAACATCTAAAGACACTCAAAATGGAATGATGAATAAAAAATTCGACGATTCATTTGATGGTATGTTATTTCTTATGAAAAAAGAACCTCATTCTTTTTGGATGAAGAATTGTATTATTCACTTAGATATAATCTATATTGATGGTAATGTAATCAAAAAAATACATCATAATTGTAAACCTTGTATGTCAGATGATTGTGAACATTATGAAGGTTTTGGTGATATGATTTTAGAACTACCTGGTGGAAGTTGTAAAGAATATCAAATTAGAGAGGGTAATGAGATAACTTTATTTTAATGAATCAATAAATTTCATTATTGGATCATCAGATGGGACATTATTAAAATCTTTTTTTTCTAATTTTGGTTCTTCTTTTTTTGTGTTGAGTCGTGAAGAAAGAGGGTTATAATTTTCTTCATCAGAAACATCTCCATTTTGGTCTTCTAAAGTATTAACTATTTTTTCCAACTGATCTTCGGTAATTAAATAATTTTTCATACCATATAAATATCACTCACTTTTAATTTTTACTTTTGTTTTTTCGTCAACAAAAACTTGAACTCTTCCTCTGGCAACTTCACAATAATTTGGTGATAATTCAATTCCCAACCATCTTCTATCCAATATCTCAGCCGCGACTAAACTGGTTCCTGAACCGGCAAATGGGTCCAAAACTACATCATTCTTGTATGATAATATTTTGATCGCTTTGGTCGGGATGTCCATCGAGAAGGTCGCCTTAGTGAGAGATTTAGTGTCAGCAAAATAATTCCACTGACCAAAGACAAGCTCCATAAACTCTTTTTTATCATTTTCTTGGTAGACCATTTTATTTCTTCTTGTTCCATCTTCATTTTCAATTTCCGTTAATTCACCAGTCCATTCAGGTTGTCCTTTTACTTTTTTAATGTGTTTATTTTTGTAAGCCAAAATTACACACTCTTTAGGATTATAAATGTAAGGTGACGACGGACTCATCCAAGATCCCCAAGCTGTTGTCTTACTCCTGTGAGGTGATTGTTCTTCAAGATCGACAATACCAAAGAAACCGTAACCAATTTCTTTCATAATCTGCCACATCTCTGACACAAAGAAAATACGACCACCTTTTTTCTGACGATTGATTTCGTATGGAATGTTCAAAGCGATTCTTCCATCATCTTTCAATAGTCGATAAGCCTCAGATAACCAGTCCTTTGCAAACTCGACGTACTCATTGAATTCTGTGTCATCTTCATGAACATCGTAATCAATTCCAACCCCGTAAGGTGGAGATGTTACTATCAAATCCACAGATCCTTCTGGTAACGTTTTCATCACCTCTATACAATCTCCATTTATAATTTTTCCTGTTTCTATCATTTTTTAAATTCCTGCTGTTATGTGGTAATAATAACCTTTTGATGTCATATCCCCAAATGATTTATAAATTTCATATCTTTTATCATCATAGAACATATCTGTGACAATTTCAACTCTACAACCAACATCTTTAACTTCAAATCTAATTTTTTCTACATCAAAGTCTTCTTCTAATGGTATATCATATACCAATATGTTACCCTTACAATGATCTTCTATAATAAGATAAGCATCTTGACTACAATACTTTTCTTCGTGATCACATTTTTCAAGATTAAGTTCTTCTGTTTCATAGACCAAATTTCCATCTTCATCTTCTACTTTCATATGAAAAGTTTCAGGATATGGACCTATTAGGGTGTCTAATTCTGAGTCTAAATAACTCTCAACCCCCAACACTTCACAAATATCATCGTAATTCATTTCATCAAACTCGACTCTTTTATCTCGAAAAGTGTTGTATTGTTCTGTGTTTAATTTGAACGGGTAAACTTCCGCACCTCTGTGTCCTAATGTAATTTTGTAGTATTTCATATTATTATAGATTAAAAAATGTAATCAATTATAGAGTATAAAACAAGACCTGTCCCAATTAACCAACTTAAAATTAAAAAAATAGCAAAAACTCTATAGTTTCTTTCTACTTGATCTTTTGACCTTCCTTGAAAGTCGTTTGGGTTCCAATCTTTTTCCATAGTTAAATAAAATTTGAAATCATTTGAGCCAATTTATATCCTGTGAATGCTCCTGCTGCTGCAGATCCTGGAAGAATAATGAACTTTCCTAACATAGTTTCATATTTCTTTCTATTCACAATATAAGAAATCAGTACGTAATAAACAATATAATTTATAAGAACTAAAAAGTCTAGTTCTTTTGCCGCAAACACAACAATAGAGTTACCTAAAAAACCCCACATAAAGTTAATAAGAGTTTCTCTTAATAATTCATTTGGTGTCGTAAGAGCATCCCAAACACTGATCTCTTTATCAAAACCTGTTTTACTTTTCGAGTGTTTCGATGTGGTGTTGGAGGTACCATAGTGCTTTTCTGAGATCCTCAAGTTCTTTATTTTTTCCTTTTTTTCCTGCACGTGATATATATTTTACTGTATTTCCTAAACTAAATCCTAAATCCCAAGCATCAATAACTTTTATTGCTTCATAAAGATTATTTTCACCTCCATAATGTTGTGGGTGATTAACTTGTTCTACTTTCGGTTCTGGACATTGACAAGGTCCCGTCCCACCACATACACATCCTTTCTCCATTATTCTTCTTCTCTATATTCTTTTAACAACTCATCGTTAGACATTGTTCCATATTTTCCGGTAAGACCATCCGTATCAACAAATGAGGTCATCATTGTTTTTGTATCGTAAAGTAGTTGTGCAACGTACAATGAGTTAACAATCTCACGAACAATTTTATATGGATCGGCATTTGATCCTGGTCTACGATCTTCTACATATCCTTTCCATTCTTTTGCCGTGTCCTGAGGAACTCTAATTGATGCTCCACGATCAGATACCCCCCAACTGAACTTATCAATTGCTTGTGTTTCATATTCACCTGTTAATCGTAAATGATTGTTTGATCCGTATGCCTTGATATGGTCTTCGTGTCTCGATTCAAGTGCGTTGAATAGCGCCATGAAGTATTGTTCATTCCCGTCAAATCTCATCATGTCTGTTGAAAAATTTGTGTGGAGTCCTGACCCATTCCATTCTCCATGAGTAATGGGTTTTGGGTGGAGTTCAATGTGATAACCATAGTTCTCAGCAATCTTGAATAGGAAGTATCTAGACATCCAAAGATCATCTCCACCTTTTAATTTACCTTTTGAAAATACTTGATATTCCCACTGCCCAAGTGCAACTTCAGCATTTGTTCCAGTAATATCAATACCATAATGAAGACACATATCTAAATGTTCCTCAACAAATGGACGACCAACAACATTATGACCTACACCACAGTAGTACTCACCTTGACCTTTAAGGATATTTCTCTTATGACCCAAAATGTTTCCATTCACTTCTTCACGAATAAAATACTCTTGTTCAAAACCAAACCAAAGATCTTCGAATCCTTCACCGATTTCTGATCTTATATTTGATTGGTGTGGTGTTCCATCTGGGTTTAATACTTCACATAAAACATAAACGGTGTTGTTTTTAAGTGTAAAATTAAGTGGAGCGTAATGTCTCACAGGTTTTAACAAACGATCAGAGTTTCCCGTGTCAGCTTGATTTGTTGATGACCCATCAAAATTCCACATAGGAAAATTTCCATCAAGAAATGCGTTCTTAACAGATTCGTAGTCAACAATCTTAACTTTACTTCTTAGGTTAGGTTCAGGTTTATATCCGTCTAACCAAACATATTCCAATTTAATTTTCATTTCATTTTATTTATTAGATTTATTATTTCTTCTTCTGTAAAACCTTCACGAAATAGTCTGTAAACTTTGCGTGAGAAATCGTCGGTGCAAATAATTGCATCGGCGTCTAAATAGGTCATAAGATTTGGAAGGTTATTTAAAATGTTTTCTTTCTTTAATATTATCTTATTAAATCCCATAACTTATTCTGTTTCTTGCTTTTCTTCTTGGTTTTTTGTTTGTGAGATAAGCCCCGCAATTCTTCTTTTGAATAGGGGTAATAATGTTTCATTAACAGGAAAAATTCCGTTTGATGTCATTTGAAATACTGGTCCCATTCTCTTGTCTTTTGGTTCGTATGTAGAAAATGTAGATATTATTTTCGGAATGGTCAAATCTCCGATCTCATCAAAATAAATTAAATTTATATTTGCCATTCTTTGTGGATTAGTTTTTGTTTCTTTCTTGATAACATACTCCCATACATAAGTTTTTTTACTTTCTGTTTCAGTGTAATAGAAATACCCTTTTGGATGTAAAATATTTTTTTTGTTTCTTTTGATCTTCATATCTAAAGAATCAAAAACTATTGTCCAAACAGATTTGGCAACATTAAAATATTCCATAATTCTTGGTGCCGAATAAGATAAGATTTTTCTAAACTCTTCATTTTCTTCATCAGACATGGTTGGGGCATCTTTGACTTTTAGATCCTTAACCATAATCTCATCATCTACGGTGTTCAATTTTTTATCCGTGTAGACAATTTTCTTATCTCTCATAAGAGCTTGTATATTCATTAAGTGTAATGATAATTCAATAAATCCTGGATATAACTCTAATTTATCGAGTTTATCTCCCATCTTTTGAAAATAAGAAAGTAGTTTGTATTCTTTGTATTCTCTATCAATAGGTTTTTCGAACATCCAATCGGTGTTCATCAAAAATTCTATTTTTTTTCTTCGTGCCATTCATAATAAAAATATGATATATTGTTCAACAAATAAAGACCTAACTAGCCCTCATCACAAAATACCAATCGCCATTTACCTGTGTTTCAAACATTTCTCCATCATAAGAGTTTAATAGATTACCATAACCATCACTATTTACGACAATATCCGTAACCTCATCTAAATCAACAAAATCCATTATAAAACTTTTTTCATAGCCGTAGTGTTTAATAAAATCATCAATATCATCAACATATTCATTAACTCTATCATTGATTTCATTCTGTATGGAACTTTCATCATAACCACCTTGTGGATCTTCTATAATTTCTTCTATTGTCTCTTCTAACCCTTCAATTTTTCCTTCAATTTTTTCGTATTCTTCGTCAGACAATTCCTCACTTTTTAATCTATTATTTAGATTTTCTATAGTTTTTTTTAATTGATTAACTTGATGTTGTTGATTTGTAGATAATTCAAGTCCTATATCATAGTTTTCAGGATCATCTCTAATTATATCTTCATAAAAATCTTCTAACCAACTTTCCCACTGTCCTCTATCAAGTGCTTGATCCCAAACCCAACTTGTAAATGCCTCATAACCCATGTCATCAATAGCATTTTCAACATATCTTCTAGCGGCAATATCTAACTCATCTTGAGTATAAACATCATATGTGTCAGGTTGTAAAGTATCACCACCTAACCATTCGTATTGTTTTCCAATACCGTGAGTTCCAGTACCACTAGGATAAATAAAATACTTGTCTTCTTCTATTTCATTTCCTTCTTCGTCCTCATATAAAGTAGGCATACCTTCTTGGACCAAAAATTCATATAACGCTTCAGTTCTTTCAGAATCATCGTCTTTATTTTCTGAATTCCATTCATCATTTTCTCTATAATCAGCTAATTCTGAAAGTTTTTTATTTCTTTCTTTTTTTAATTGGGTTGTATGCATTGTCGATCCCCAACTACTAACATATCTATCTACGGTAACACCATCAAGATTTGGAACATTCGTATTGGATATATCTAACCTACCCATTACTCTCACAATTCCTGTAAGTGGTCCAACAGTTTTAAATTTTCTAAGATCTAAACTACCGTTAATAACAATACCTTTACCACGATAAGGTTTTAGATTTGAAACTCTCGCCGCAATTCCACCAACATCTTCTAATGTATCCAAATATTGATCAGGAGTTAGTGTAACAAGATTCTCATCTTGTTCTAATAAGAAATTTTTAAAGAAGTCTCTCATAATTGATAAATATAACAAAATAAAAATAATTGATTTTTAATTATCCTGAATTAAACTTGTTTTAGATAATATTTATAGTCAAATAAACCACTTAAATAATTTTAGTATGGGCTGCGGATGTAAAAACAAACAACAAGCACAACAACCTCAAACTCAAACACAAACTCAACAAGGGGCTAATACCACACAGAATAAAACCAATGTTCAAGAGTCTGTAAAAAAGATTGTACAAAAATATTATAGAAAATAATATTCGTTGTGAATTAAAAATAGAGGTGTTCTTATTAGGACACCTTTTTTGTTTAATAGATATTTATACCATATGAGTTTAGATAGAGCAAGACAATTAGTTGATTCATTCAATAATGGTGAATTTGAAGAGGAAATTGAGCCGTATTCCTGAAGAATTAAAAAATATATTACTTTTAAAAAGTTTAGAAGACAACTACGAAGACACAGTTATGTTTATAATTAACAATCTAATAACTGATGTTGAAATTAGAAATAGTGGGTTTTATTTAAAATTAAGAGATAGAGAAGAGTTAAGTGAATATTTTTGTAGTGGTAGTAGAAGAAGTGATAGTGGCCCTAGATATGTTGCAAAACTAATTTTAAGTGAAGAAGGTTTAGGTCACGATTGGTATTATGATTCTGGTATGTCACCACACGATACAGTAGATGTTTTAGATGATTCTAATTTAGCACATCTTAAAGATGTTATTTATAAAAAAATTGGAAATCAAGAACTTTCATTAGAAGATTATGATTCAGACTTTTTTGAACATTTATCTGAAATACAAGGGACAGAAGGATATTTTAGAATAAGACCTGAAGATTTAAACGACCTATTAAAAGATAGTGACGCATCAAACGAACTTTTCAAAAAAGATTTACAAGAAATTGGTCAAGAATTGAGAAGTGTTTATTACAGCTCTGAAAATACAGCATATGAAGATGAAGTTTATGAAGCTGTTTATAATGGTCTTAATGAATACTTCGAGGGTCGTATTGATGAGATTCCAAGAAAGGTCGGTGAAAAAACTAAATACGACCAATATATTAAAATCAGAGACTTTATTGGAAATATAACAACATTTTTAGAAAATAATAAAGGCGGAACTTGGAGTGATTCATTTTTAGAATATTTTGGTGGATATACGGAACTTATAAATAATATGATTTCTAATGATGATGTAGAATGTATTGATATTAGAATCCCTGATTATCCTGATTGGGACAGAACAATAAGAAACATAAACGAAATGTTTTTAGATTATATTTAACTCTTTATAGTTTCATTTAATTCTCATATTCTTTCATTTAATTCTCATATTCATTATACAAAACCAAGAATATGAGAAAATTAGAAAAAAACACAAGACGGTATTTTGTAAATCTATTTGCAGACTACATCCTGTCAAAATTCAAAAAATCAGAAAATACAATTATCCAAGTAACAGATTGTGAAAACTTTGTGGTCGTAAACGGTCAAACAACAAGTAATAATGTTTTAAAATTTAAAGATTTAAAAACTGAATTTATAGAATCAAATAAAGAATTATTCACTTCATTAGAAAAAGAAGATCTTAATATTATTGATATTATTAAATACGATCAAGAAATTACGGATTTTACAAAATCATGGATCACGGTTCATAGATCATTATATATCGATGAGTTTGATCCCATTTCAGAAATGAATATTTCTTCAGAATTTCCTTATGGTCACAGTTTAGGATGTGGAAGATCAATATTCTATTACTCCCACTATATTTTTAATCACATGTACTCTTTATTGGGTGTTGATAAAGTATACTTCCGTTACTCAAGTTACCTAAATGAAAATGAGGATTATAAAATTAAAGTAATTTGTGATTCTCAAACACCAAAGAGTTCTATTGAAAGTCTTGTTTTAGATTGTTTTGATATGGATCTTAGTGAGTTTAAAGAGGGGTTGTCCCAATATGATTTTACAAAAGATGTCACAGATCAAACATTAGACAAACCATATTTGGTTCAGGATAGATTAAAAGATGTGATATTATTTTAAAAAGAAAACCCCACCTTCAAAGTGGGGTTTTTTGTTATCTTTCGTAAAACTCTTTAATTATCTCTAAACCATGTTCGATATCCTCAAAATCACGGTCAGGAGCAAAAAGACCTGTATTTGGTTTTTCACTTTCAGGGTTTTCAATTAACATGAATGCAGGTACAAAATCATTACCTGTTGCTTCAACAAACAAATCATATTCTTCTTCAAATTCATCGATATCTCTTTCAATAAATTCAATATCTTCCTCTTTTAACATTTTTTTAAATGTTTGACAATGAGGACAAGTTTTCATTGTGAAAACGACTGCTATTTTATCCATTTACAAGTTCTGTTACCAAGTCTTTTATCTGACCCTCATTCATCATACCAACTTTTGTTTCAACAACTTCACCAGAATTAAACATTTTAACTGTTGGTATACTTCTTATACCCAAACTAAGTGCAATTTCTCTATTATGGTCGATGTTTAAGGTGTACATCTGTACATCGCTTTCATTTGATGACGCAACTCTTTCGAAAATTGGTTTCATCATTTTGCAAGGTCCACACCATTCTGCCCAAAACTCAACCATCAATTTTTCTCCGTTGTTAATTTTTTGTTGTAACTCAACACTACTAATTTCCATCTTTTTTTATTTTTTTTAGGTTTAATATAAAGAACTCAACATCTTTTCTTTTTCTTATAGGATAATAAATTTTACAAGAAAAAGAAGAGATCATAGGTTCACTCTTAGATAAATATATATAAATGTCATCGTCAAACACAAATATTGAGTCTGAATAAAAAATACCTGATATACCTTCAATACCATCTAAAAAATATGGTTCGAATTTAGGTTTATTTAAAAGACTGGTTGTATTTAAACCATGTCCTCCGTTCAATGTTGTTGTAGAATACATTTCACCATATTTTGTGGTGACAAGTTCTAATAATTTTTCTTCGTGTTTAAATTTTTCCATAATTCAAAATGGGGGTCAGTGACCCCCGTTTTATTTTTAAACCAACATCAATTCTGCAGATTCCCAAAGTTTAGTGTTTAAACGATTCGTAGCCTGAATACTTTTGATCCCACGAAGTGTTGTTTGTCTTCCTCTTGGACTTTTGTAGGTAAATCCACCTCGAGTCATTTTCTCTTGGATCACGTTAAATACTGTCCACAGATCACTTCCCTCATCCTCAGGTCTAAACGGTGTTAGAAGGTCTGTAATGTCGATGTCTTGTGGACCATTTCCAACCGCCCAACGGATTTTAATTGCTTCTTTGATCAAACGAAGTTTTTCTTTTTCAGTCAACTCCTTTTCCATCATTCGAGTAACTGATTCTTCAATTCTTGGGAGTTTCTTAGAGAAGTCTTCAGCCAAACCTCGAACATCGTCGAATGAAAAGTGATTGTGTCGAATTGAGAATTTCTCAGCAACTGATGTAGGAACTGTAAGTCCGTTTGAACATACCAATCGGAATAGTCCTGCTCCCATAGAAAATGTTGCGGTTCCATCGTGAGAGTTTCTAACAATCGCTTCAACAACTGTGTCACCAACTTTTGGTAACTCACTGTTTCGGTATTTCAACTCGTGCATTGAATGAATGCCTCTACCTGTTTGTTTTACAGATGATAGTTTCCAACCTTCTCGGTCGAAGATCTCCATTACTTCGTTGGTTGGTACGAACTCATACTTGTTCGTCATTTTAGAAGATGGTGATGTGGCGAATACTGCCGGTGCAATTGATTTGATTAGTTCTGGTGTGTATATCATAGTTAATTATTTTCTTTGTTTTTGTGTTTGACTTTACGAGTATATGATTTCTTACTTTTTTGCACGATAGGTCTAGTCGCCTGCCAGATTTCTTGTATCGTTACTTCTATAGTTTTCATTTTGTTTCTCGTTTATCACTCTACAAAGATAATAATTTTTCAATAAATACCAACTTTAATTTAAAATAATTTTTCCCCATTTTGTTTTTTGAATATATCCTTCAACTATAGCCTTAGGGTTAGGTTCTTCAAATAGTTCAGGAATTTTCAACTCTAATACGATATCAATCATTTGTTGTCTTGACAAAACATGATCTAATCCATCATCTACATTCTTTTCTGATTTTTCTCTTAATTTAAGGTAAAAATCTTCTTTTTGTACATTACCAATTAACTGCATTAAATCACCAGGATTTTTGTCAAAAAAAGAAATTAGTTGTTTTATGTATATCTCACAATCAATATTTTTCATAGTTCGTAATTTTAGTAAATGTAATAAAGAAATTTCTTATAAAAAAGAAATGGGACTAATTAAAGTCCCAAATCACTTAGATCTACATCCCCATAGTCCTCGTCGTCGTCTTCGTCTCCCATGGCGTCTTTATATTCTTGTTCTTTTAGTTCTCTAACAATGTCATCTACCAT